AGGACATGGGAAAGTTAAAGGGAAAGATTGAGCTTGTAGAGCAGGAGAGTAGACTTAAGTATCAGTCGATACAGGAACAGACACAGTTGGAGCTTAAGATGCTTGCAAAGAATGTAAGTGAGTTATCTAATGCTGTTAAGGAGTTAATGATAAAATTACATAATTAATATGATACTATCTACTGACGTTCCATCATTTGGAGCATTCGAAACATTGACACAATATGGAGCGCTAGGAGTAGTTGTTCTAGGATTAGGTGCTGTTCTTTGGTTTATGTTAAAGAGACAGATTGCCTCTGAGGATAAATTAAAAACAAAGGTTGACGAGTTACAAAAAGAACTCATTAGTTGCATTGCATCAGATGCTCAAAAAACTATGGATGCTTTAAACAACAACACAAAGGCATTAGAAAGATTGCAAGACCTTATAGTATCTAAAAGATGAAAAATAAATTAATACTTCTAGGGCTTATAGTGATAATTATTAGTTTAATGATTACTCAAATATTTAAGAGTGGTAATCATCATATTAATATTGTCGATAAGGCTAAAACTCTTCAAGTTAATAATAAAAAATTAACTAAGGAGAACATGCTATTAGAGTCAGATGTCACAAAACTTGCAAAAATTGTGTCAAGTACAAAAGAAAAAAATGTTGAAATACAAACCATTGAAGTTATAAAAAAAGAAAAAGTATTAATTCATGATACTATTTTAATTCATGATACTATTACAATTAAAGAAACAAAAAATTTCTGGGGCAAAACTAAATCAGATACATTATGAAAAAATTTTTTACACAAATTTTAACAGATGAAACAGGAAGTTTCTCATCTAAAAGAACGGCAGGTTTATTATGTACATTAGCTCTTATTGCAGCTTTAATAATGAACACAACAACACATGGTGACATTAAACCTTCAGACGCATTAGTTAATGCAGTGTCTTTATTGGCATTCGGTGCTTTAGGTTTGACATCATTAGATAAATGGAACAAAAAAAAATAATTATGCAATTAAGTAAAAATTTTACACTAGAAGAGCTTTGTCATAGTAACACAGCTAATTCTAAAGGAATCAAAAATATTCCTAGCGAAAAAGAAATGGCTAACTTATTATATTTAGCTGAAAAGGTGCTACAACCATTAAGAGATGGGTTAGGTAAGTCAATAAATGTAAACGTAGGATTCAGAAACAAGGTTTTAAATAAGGCAGTAGGTGGATCGTCAACATCATTTCATTTAACTGGATGCGCAGCTGATCTTGACAATGGAGAAGGAAACTCAGAAATATTTCACTTTATAAAAGATAACTTACCTTATACAGAATTAATTTGGGAAAAAGGAAGCGATAAAAATCCATCTTGGGTACATGTAGCTATAGCAAAAGGAAGAGAAAAAGAGAAGGAGACTTTGAAAACAAAAGACGGAAAATCTTACAAACCTTATAAGTAATGGCAAAGAAACAAGGAGAAGTAAAGGCAATGACTAAGAAGAATGTATCACGTCCAGGCGTTCATTCTAAATCAAAAACTTCAAAAATTAAGACAAGCAAGAACTACGTTAAGAAGTACGCGAAGCAAGGAAAATAATATCGTAACAAAAAAAGATTATCTTTGTTACATAAAATTAAATAAAATGAAAAATTTAACACCAGAAGAATTAGAGTCGTTCAAAGCGGCTCGTGAAAACTACTATTCATTAAGAGGTAGATTGGCAGACATCGCCATTGCTGAGGAGCGTCTAAAGAACGACAAGCAGTCAACATTAATCAACATCAGTATTGCCGAGGAACAACTTAACAAGGTGAACAACGAAGTTCACGAGAAGTATGGTGACGGTAATGTTAACATGCAGACAGGAGAAATATCATGATAGTAAGAAAGATATCGGTTGGTCCTGACTACATGAAGTGCATGCACTATGTAGTTGGTCAGCCTGTTCTTGATAAGACCTATAACATCCAAGACATCATCCAAGATGAAAATGGTAATGTGGATGTTTATGTTGTTAAAGATGGAGAGATTGTAAAGTGGAAGACATTTAACAGCACCATACCTGTAACTATAGAATATAAAATAGACTTTTAATGGTATCACCCTATTATTTTATTGTTAAGCCCCTTAACGGTAAAAGATATGACAGTGAGAAGCAGTACGGAGATAAGACATTTGTCGTAAGTTCATCTCAAGAAGATCATACAGTTACCAACAGGTTCGCAGTCGTTGAGGAGTTACCCTTGAACTATAATGGATTTATAGAGAAGGGTGACATCGTCATTGTACACCACAACGTATTCAGGATTTATTACGACACTAAGGGCAGAGAGAGAAGCAGCTGGAACTTTTTCGAGGACGATATATTCATGATTGAATACGATCAGATATATCTGTACAAGGGACAAGATGAAGAGTGGAAGTCTCCGTATCCATATTGTTTCGTAGAGCCAATAATGAATGAGGCAGGTGATGTTACAGCAGAGAAGGAGCTTCATGGTGTAATTAAGTATGTACCTGAGAATGACTACAACTTAAACCCAGGCGACAACATATCATTCAGACCAGACTCTGAGTATGAGTTTAGAATTGATGACCAGAAGTTATATAGAATGAAATTAGCTAACCTATGTCTGAGAGTTTAAAAGATAAGAAGGTACGCGTACTTGAAGCAGCCGAGTGTGCTGTTGATGAGTTAATCAACGTGCTGAAGGAGAAGATCATAACTCACGGAGAGGACGATCTATCTGCTGATAAAATGAAGAACGCTGCATCAGCCAAGAGGTTAGCATTTGATGATGCTATGGCTATGCTACAGAAGATTGATGACGAAAGAAATAAGTTAGAGGAGAAGCCAGTAGTAGAGGTTAGCTCAGGTAAGTTTGGTTTTGCTGAGGGAAGGGCAAGTAAGAATGGTAGAAAATAATTACGCACTATATACGATCGATACAAAGCACGTATCTCAGAGCATCATAAATTCTAGAAATAAGAAGAAGTTATGGAAGTATGGGTACGATGAGAAGTACGACCTAGTTGTGATATCTAAGGATGGAACTGTTGGTGATGTATATCTTATCAATGGTCTATATATCGGTCTGCCACTAGCTCCAGAGAAGTTGCCAAAGGGTGACAACAGATGGGTTCCATACGATTATCCTAAAGAATTATCGAAAGTTAAGACAATATTTGAGTGGAATAGGAGAGACAACGAGTTCAAGGCTAAGTGGGTTGACTTTGTGGAGGAGGAGTTCGACAGACGGGAGTTTGGTCACTTCTTTATGAATAACAGCAAGCCTACTTACTTAACAGGTACTCACTATATGTACCTACAGTGGACCAAGATTGATGTTGGTCTACCTGACTTCCGTGAATCAAACAGGATATATTTTATCTTTTGGGAGGCTTGTAAGGCTGACTCTCGTTGTTTCGGTATGTGCTACCTAAAGAACAGACGTTCTGGGTTCTCATTTATGTCATCAGCAGAGACGGTTAACATTGGAACACTTGCAAAGGACTCACGACTTGGAATATGTTCTAAGACAGGGTCGGATGCTAAGAAGATGTTTACGGATAAGGTCGTTCCAATCATTAGAAACTACCCGTTCTTCTTCAAACCCGTTCAGGATGGTATGGATAATCCAAAGACAGAGATTGCGTTCCGTGTTCCTGCATCTAAGATCACCAAGAAGAACATGAACGAAGAGCACCAGGAGGAGATCGAGGGTCTTGACACAACAATTGACTGGAAGAATACAGCGGACAACTCATACGATGGTGAGAAGTTACTCTTCTTGGTTGAGGATGAGGCTGCTAAGTTAGAGCGACCTAACAACATACTTAACGGTTGGCGTGTAAGAAAGACCTGTCTGCGTCTAGGTAGCAAGATCATTGGTAAGTGCATGATGGGGTCAACATCCAACTCACTGGATAAAGGTGGTGAGAATTATAAGAAGTTATACAACGACTCACATCCATCTGTAAGGTCAGGTAATGGTCAGACTAAGAGTGGTTTATATTCTCTATTTATTCCTATGGAGTGGAACTTCGAGGGTTATATCGACGAGTTCGGTATGCCTGTATTCGATGATCCTGAGAAGCCAGTTAAGGGGATTGATGGTGAGATGATTAAGATTGGTGTTATATCCTATTGGAACAATGAGGTTGCAGCACTTAAGAATGACTCGGATGCATTGAATGAGTTCTACAGACAGTTCCCTAGGACTGAGTCTCACGCATTTAGAGATGAGTCTAAGCAATCTTTATTCAATTTAACTAAGATATATCAACAGATAGATTATAACGACTCCCTGATCAAGGAAAAGTTCCTTACGAGAGGAAACTTCCACTGGATGAATGGGAAGGAGGATACAAAGGTTGTTTGGTCACCAGAGAAGAACGGAAGGTTCCTAGTTTCATGGATGCCGACTGGTTCGATGTCAAACAACGTTATTGTGAAGAACGGACGTAAGTACCCTGGTAATGAGCACATTGGTTCGTTCGGGTGTGACCCCTATGATATCTCAGGAACCGTTGGAGGTGGAGGATCTAATGGTGCGCTTCATGGGATGACTAAGTTCCACATGGACACCGCGCCAACTAATGAGTTCTTTCTCGAATACATTGCTAGACCTCAGACAGCTGAGATATTCTTCGAGGATGTACTTATGGCGTGTATATTCTATGGTATGCCTGTACTGGTTGAGAACAACAAGCAGCGACTACTTTACCATATCAAGAACAGAGGGTACAGGGGTTTTTCTATGAATAGACCCGACAAGCACATTTCTAAGCTCTCTAAGACAGAGATAGAGCTCGGGGGAATACCTAACTCATCTGAGGATGTTAAACAGGCTCACGCGTCATCTATTAACTCATACATCGAGGAGTATGTTGGTATGGATTCAGAGGGTACATACAGAGACACGGACACGATGGGTTCTATGTACTTCACTAGGACTCTAGAGGATTGGGCTAGGTTCGATATAAACAATCGTACAAAGCATGATGCATCTATTAGTTCAGGACTTGCAATTATGGCAAATAGAAGGCATACATTCATAAAGCAAATTGAGAAATCAAAAATAAATATTAATTTTGCAAGATACAATAATAGTGGCAATATAAGTCAATTAAAAAAATAATGGATAAACCATCTATCAAAATAGGGAACTATTCGTTTCCCAATCAGTTAGCGTCTGATTCCGAGAAAGCTACATTAGAGTACGGTCTAAAGGTAGGAAGAGCTATTGAATCTGAGTGGTTCAAGAGAGTTGGTGTCGACAGTTGCAGATACTATGATCAATTTGCTGAATATCACAGACTTAGATTATATTCTAGAGGCGAGCAGCCTGTAGCTAAATATAAGGGAGAGCTAGCTATTGATGGAGATTTGTCTCATTTAAACATGGACTGGTCAATTGTTCCTATTATTCCTAAGTTCGTTGATATCGTTGTTAACGGTATGAATGATCGTCTTTACACTGTAAAGGCTGATGCTCAAGATATTATGTCAGCTGAGAAGAAGAACAAGTTCCAGGAGAATGTTGAAAGAAATATGTTAGGTAAGGACATCTTAACTATCATGAAGGAAAAGGGTGGTGTGGATGCGTTTACAATGCCTGAGAAAGATATTCCTGAATCAGATCAAGAACTAGAACTATATATGCAGTTGAAGTACAAGCCAAGTATTGAGATTGCTGAGGAGGTTGCTATCAACACATTGCTTAACATGAATGACTACAGTCACTCTATCAAGCCAATGGTTGACTATGACTTAGCTAGTATCGGTAAAGCTGCTGTTAAACACACATTTACACCTGGAAGTGGTGTTACTGTTGAGTACGTTGACCCTGCTGTTTTGATTCATAGCTACACAGAACGACCTGATCACTCAGATTGTTACTACTTCGGAGAGGTTAAGCAGGTTCACTTTACTGAGCTTATTAAGATTAACCCAGAACTTACAAAAGAAGATTTAGAAGAAATTAGAAATATTGGTAGCGCATGGTTTAGCTACTATCCTATA